TCAAAATGCCGTCCGCAAACTATTACTCATTTCTGGCATTGATCACCTCCACGACGTTATCATTGGCGGAAAATCGACAGTATTTTTTACCGTTCTACCTGACCGAGGACAGAAGCATTACTGCGATGGGTTATAATGTTACAACGGCAGCATCTTCAGGTTCAGCGGCTGTTGGTATCTATAACACGCAGGTCGTGAATGGCATCTCGATGCCTTATCAACTTTTGACATCGGCAACGGGGATGGACATCACCTCGACCGGCATCAAGACAGCTACTCCTACCCCAAGCATAACGTTGTGTGTTGGCATATTGTATTGGGCATCGATCTTACTAACTGCTAATGTTACCTTACGTGCGTGTGCACCAGTTACTCGTATGCTTAACGTTTTTTTTAACCCTATCACGTCGGTATATCTAAACAACAATACCGGCAGCCTCGTCAACCCAGCACCAACAAATAATTATATCGCACAATCGACAACAGCACCCATCCTCATTTACACCTAACCATGCCCCGCCCAAACAAAGACACATGGATTCAAATACGTGCTGAACGCGAAGCAGGAGCGAGCTTCGGCGAGCTGGCAGCTAAGTACGGCGTCAGCAAGACTGCCATCGTCAAGCGTGCGAACAAGGAAGGGTGGGGTGATGGGACTGATGTTGCTGATGTTATCCGCCGCAAGGTCAATGAGAAACTTGCAGGTACGACGGTGCCTGCCGACAAAAAAGCAGCAGCGATTGATGCAGCAGCAGAGCGGGCAGCGGAGATAGTCAAGCGTCATCAAGAGGAGACTAACGCAGCGCGAGAGCGTCTCTACGCTGGGCTCAAGGCGCACAAGGCGGCAACGACCAAAGAGGAGAAAGCACTCGCGTTTGAAGACCTCAAGGCAGCGAAGATTGCCGCTGAAACGCTTGCAATCATTCAACGACTTGACCGTGTGAACTGGGGCTTGGACGACACCAAGCCTAAGATGGAGATTGTTATCGAGCGTAGTTACGGAGTGACGCCATGAACGATTGGATAGCTGGCAAGATTGAGCATTGGCCGTTAGAAAATCTAATCCCATACGTACGTAATGCACGCACACACTCAGACGAACAAGTGGCGCAGATTGCAGCCAGTATTCGGGAGTTTGGCTTTACGAATCCAGTGCTAATAGATGGCGAAGGCAATATCATTGCTGGTCACGGTCGTGTACTGGCAGCGCGCAAGTTGGGAATGCAGAAAGTTCCTTGCATTCGCTTAGACCACTTGACTGAAACGCAACGTCGCGCTTATACAATTGCTGACAATAAGTTGACGCTGAATGCAGAATGGGACGAAGAATTGCTTGCGTTAGAATTAAAAGAGCTTGTTGATTTGGAATATGACATTGAATTAACCGGTTTCGATGATGGTGAAATTAATCGTTTATTGTCTGTTAAATCTGAACTGGAATCGTATGCGAATCAGGAAGTGAAGGAGCAGTACATCGTATTGGTCGAATGTAAAAATGAAATCGAACAGCGTGAATTGATTGAACATCTCATCAATGAAGGATACCAATGCCGAGCATTGATATCGTAAGAGAGTCGCCGATTGTTAGAACTGCGCGAGTCATGCAAGTTGAGGGCATGTTCGATCTCACGCCCAGCAAGATATCACAACATATCTGGCATGTTGACTTCGAATTGCCTGAAGAGTGGTCAGTTGGATTAATTGTTGGCCCAAGCGGCGCAGGGAAAACAACTGTTGCTCGCGAATTATTCGGTGATAGATTGCAAGAATCAAATGCAGAATGGCCAAAAGATAAAAGCGTACTTGACGGCTTTGACAAGAGTCTGAGCATAAAGGAAATAACAGAGATACTATCTTCAGTCGGATTCTCGTCACCGCCATCATGGTTGAAGCCATATCATGTATTATCGAATGGAGAAAAATTCCGCGTTGACCTTGCACGCATCATTGCTCACAGCCAAGATATCGCGGTTGTTGATGAATTCACGAGTGTTGTTGACAGGCAAGTGGCGAAAATTGGAAGTGCTGCTGTGGCAAAAACCGTTCGTCGTACTGGCAAAAAGTTTGTAGCGGCTACATGTCACTACGACGTTATTGATTGGCTCGACCCAGATTGGATATACGAGCCGCATATTAACAAGATTACGTGGAGGTGTCTTCGGCGAAGACCGAGTATCAACATCACTATTAAGCGCGTCCATAAGAGTGCTTGGAAATACTTCATGCGTCATCACTATTTAAGTGATAAACTTCATCATTCAAGTCGTTGCTTTATCGGATTTATTGACGAGACGCCCGCAGTATTCGGAGCAATTCTAAGTTTTCCGCATTCGATTGAGAAAAATTATCAAAGGGAACACAGAGTCGTATGCTTGCCAGATTATCAGGGTGTTGGAATTGGTAACGCATTCTCAGCTGCTCTTGGCGGCATCTGTCGAGCGTTGGGTTATCGCTACATCAGCATTACAAGCCATCCAGCTATGATTCGAGCGCGCGCCAAGTCGCCGCATTGGAACATGAAAACTGCGCCTAACTGCTACACGAGGATGATGACCGGGATGAACACGAGTAAGAAATATCGACAAAGAACATCAAAAGAGCGAGGTGCACTGGCGAATCGTTTGCGCGCCACCTTCGAATATGTAGGTCCTGCTATGGATTTTGAAGTTGCAAAAAAGCTATGGAACGCTGAATGATTCGCATCCGCATTCCACCGCTATCTCTCCACTCTGGACAACGTCGTGTGCTTGAGACAAAAGCACGCTTCAAGGTTATCAGTGCTGGGCGTCGCTTCGGCAAAACGTTGCTCGCGGTTGAGTGGCTTACGCTCATGGAAGGTGGGGCGATTGAGGGATTTCCCGTTGCATACTTCGCGCCGACGTACAAGTTGAGTCTTGAGGTATGGGATAACGTTGCGCGTACATTGCAGGCGGTTACGCAGCGCTCGTCACGGACAGAACGACGTATCGAGCTAATCACTGGAGGCGTGATAGATTTCTGGTCGTTAGAAAAAAGAGATGCTGGCAGAAGTCGCAAATACAAGCGTGTCGTGCTTGATGAAGCATCATACACACAAAATCTCAAGGTAGGGTGGGAGGAATCAATACGTCAGACGTTGATTGATTACAAGGGTGAAGCAATGATAATCTCAACACCGTTCGGTCGCAATTATTTCTACGACCTCTACATGCGCTCGCTCAGTGATAAGGAGTGGGCTTCGTTCCAGATGCCAACGTCGGCAAATCCGTATATCAGCCCTGATGAAATCGAGCAAGCACGACGTGAGTTGCCCGACCTTGTTTTTCGGCAGGAATACCTTGCGGAGTTCGTCACGATGAGTGGTGGATTGGTCAAGCAAGAGAACATCATCTACGCTGAGCCAGCGATAACCGATGATGCGCAGATTGTGGTAGGAGTTGACCTCGCAATTAGCAAGTCAGTGCTTGCGGATTACACGGCTATCGTTACTGCAATCCACAAGGACGGCAAAGTCATCATCGCTGACGTGCAGCGTGGACGCTGGAACTTCCGCGAAGTCGTTGAAGTAATCAAGCACGTAGCGCAGAACGCGTCGTTGGTCGTCATCGAGAGCGTGCAGTACCAGGCGGCGGTAGTGCAGGAGTTGATTGCAACGACGCAGTTACCTGTCATCGAATACGTGCCCGACAAAAACAAGATTACAAGATTCCTGCCGTTACTTGCACGGATAGAGCATGGACAGGTAATGTTCGCGCATTCATTGCCACGATGGTATTTCGACGAGCTACTATCATTCCCTGTTGGTCAGCACGATGACTGTGTGGATGCGTCTGTCTATGCAGCACTCGTTCCATTGAAACACAACCTGCAAATCTTGGCACTATGATTTCGTAATTTGGCGAGCGAATAAAAGTGGCTTCAAGATGGACAACGAAATCGCTTGGCGCTTACTCAACATAGCGACCACGATATTGATAACGATGCTGATGTACACAATCAGACAGTTGGCGTCGGACGTGCGTAGTCTGACGCAATTGCTTGGTGATTTGCGTGATAGGGTTGCACGGTTGGAGGGTCGAACCTATGTCGAGTGAGAATAACATCACTCCCGTGCCACCATATACACCGATGCCTCACTGGTATCGAAAGCGTGACGACGAGCAACGGCGCGTGCTATCAGAATGGCTGCGCCGCGACATGTATCACTACTATCGTTCCAATCCCATGAGTCGAGACCGGAAAACGACAATCGCTGGTGTGCTTGCAGGCGTTGCGATGATTCTTCGAGCGCTAAACATCGCTGACATCCCAGAATACATTCTTGATGCGGTGGCGGCGGTGGCAGTGTTCTTACTTGGCTTGTTCGCCAGCGACAAGAGAAAGAATGGATGACGTCATCTTCAACGAGTGCGTCGAGCTCGTCAAGCACTTCGAAGGCTTTCGAGCTAAGCCCTATCTCTGTCCAGCAGGTTACTGGACTATCGGGTATGGCACTCGCTCTAAAGAGACAGCAGCGCCAATCACGCAAGAGCAGGCGGAACAGCTGCTACGGCAGGTGTTGCAAAATTTGCAACGGTCGCTCAAGCATGACCTACTAAGCGACGCAGAAGTTGCAGCGCTTTCATCGCTTGCTTACAACGTTGGACTATCGATTGTGCGCAATGGTAATCTCTACAATGCACTCACGCAAGGTCGTAAAGACCAGTGGTTCCGCATCCTGTACTATTCGAAATCAGGCGACAAACGACTTCGTGGACTATTGCGTCGGCGTTGTGCTGAGTTGATTCTTGCGCACGGTGGTGATTGGCGGACGTGGAAGCGTTACGACAAGCGACTTGCAGACCTACTTCAAGACTATACGCTCGTGTACACGATAGGCAATGAGATTATTCGAGGCACTAAGGAGACGCAAGCCAATCGAGCAGCGTAGCTCGCTCGCGGCGGCGATTGTCTCGCAGCTAAACAAAGCTGCCAGCGGGAGCAATCTTGCAACTGTGTGCGAGACGTATTTCGTCCAGTCTGCAAGTGAGGCGCGTTATAATCACGATTGGCTTGACTCAAGTCTCAAAGACATAGCACGCTACTACATCACGAGTGGAGCCGTTGCAATCCATCGTGTTGATGCGAGTGGTAACCTTGAGGCGCTGCCCTATGGAGGGGAGGATGGATTCACGGTGCGTGTGATTAGTGGACAGCCGCAAGTGTTCATTCGCGGCAGCGCAGCAAGCGACTATGAGGTAGTGACATGGGGAGCACGAGCGCTAAATGAGATTGTCGCGCCTCGAGACCTTGCTAAGGATGAGTTGGCGCTCGACAAGATTGTGCGTGACTACGTGCAAACATCCATTGCAGCAGATGAGTACTTTCGTCGTGCAATCATCCCTGACCCATCTGTCGTCCTTACTCAAGAGTCACTCAATCAACTGCGCTCATCGTTGTTATCGGCACACCTTGAGAGCAAGGGCGGCACGATGATTTTGCCAGCACGTTTCGAAGTTCAATCATTCGAGCCGTTACTTGAAGCCCTCAACTTTGAAAAGATTGCGCTCGCTGTGGAGTCACGTTGTGCAGCGATTTACGGGATCCCCACCATATTACTCGGACTGCAGTCGTCTGCCGCCCACTCGACCTACGCCAATTATGAACAAGCAAGACTTTCCTACGTCTATAACATCCTTGTTCCGTTTTGGCAAGCGATTGGTGACGCGGTTGCGCGACTTACTGGGGAGGAGATAGCGCTTGACCGTGATAGCGTGCAAGCGCTGCAAGAGAATGCAGTCTCAAGCACAGTTGCGCTCTACAAAGAGGGCATTATCACGCTCGATGAAGCACGAGAGCGGTTGGGTTATGAATCTGTAGGCAGTATTGAGACCACCCAGCAGATGATTGAGCAAGAGAGTGAGGAATTGTGGTACCAACGTGTGCAAGGCTCGTACTCATTGCTTGAGCAGCGCATTGCATCAGCGATGAGAGCGGAGCTGTCGGCTATCGTTTCAGAGTTTGAAACAGCGGACAGTGTGCAGCGTGAGCTAATCTTGCGTAGTGCAGGGCGACGTGTAGCAGCTAAGATTCAGCAGGCGGCATCAACGTCTGTGCGCTCGATAGTACGTGATGCGTTCCAAGAGGCGCGAAGCAAGACGGATAAATTCCTCGAAGATCCCGTCGCAAAGGTGGTCAGCTCTGCTGATAGCATCATCGCTGAAATAGTGGATCACGACATGCAATACACGTCGGCAACGCTGTATGACAAGTTGAGTCAAGAAGCATTGGTTGACCTTGCACATGTTGCATTGGTAGCACGGACGCTCTCGACGACAATCGTTGCAAGGTTGCAGACAGAAACGTGGTCGACGATGAACCGATTACTCAAGGACAAGCGTCGCACCATCAAGAAGTATTGGATTTCACAGCGTGATGACAAAGTTCGTGACCACCATCAAGAGGCGGACGGTCAAGTCGTGCCCGTCGATGGCAAATTCAAACTCAGAAACAACGCTGGTGGCATAGAGTTGTGTGACCATCCAGGTGACTCACGACTTTCGCCAGCCAATCGTATAAATTGCAGGTGTGTATTACGTCCACGAAGAGGATAACATGAACAATCGTCAACTCATCACATTAGCACTTAGAGAAGCAAGCAACGGGCGGATTGTTGCCTATGCATCCGTCTTTGACGTTGTTAGTCAGAGTGGCATCATCATTCGCAAAGGCGCATTTGCGCAGTCGTTGGACACACTCAAGACCAACGGCTATCTCCTCTACAACCACGACCGCGATGGCTTGCCGATGGGCATCATTGAGAGTGCGCAAGAAGATGATTACGGGTTACTCATTACTGCTCAATTCCACAGTCACCCACAGGCGCAGGCGTTGCGCC